CTTCAACTTGTAACGAGTAAAGGAATCATCCGTATAGTTTTTTAAGTAATCGGGATTATCCTGATTAGCATACGCGGCGATTTCATACGGAATGGTATAATATGCCGAACTCGCAGGATGGCAGATAGGGTTTCCCTTAACCCACTCGACAAAATACCGCCAGTAGTATTTTACCCATGAGCCGATAACCTGTGCCTGACGCAGGTGTATGGTTTCGTGCGTCAGGCTTTCCTTACCCGCATAGGTCTGCATATACCTATCTATGTTCTCCTTGTTCTCAGCACGGTATATCATCCGTCCGCACCACATCATGAAACGGTATCCCTTGAAAGGATAATGCTTCATGGGAAGCAGCTCAGGAGTATCAAAATCACCCGGCTTGCTTGAGAACAGCATCTTGATTAATTGCCATAATTCTTTCATAGCGTTTCTATTTCTGATTCAAGTTCAGCAATATGGTTGTTTATACACGTATTCACCTCGTCATTGAAGTTCGCTATATCCAGTTCCACACATCCGGCACTTGACCGGGCGCTACTGTAGATACGGACATAGCCTCCGTTATTCAATGTATTTTTCGCCAGCTTCAGTTTCGCCAGTTCGTCATTGATTCGGCTGGCGCGTTCCAAATTCTCAATCTTCATGTTGTTCCTCCTTCTTTTTATCCAGATAATCATTCAACGAATCGGCCAGCAAGCCGGACAACATAGGGGTAGAACGTCTTATGATATCCACCTCCTCTTCGTCAAGTTCCACACCATCTACAGTCGACTTGAAGATTTTCTCCGCAAGGAGATGCGCCTTCAAGCCCGCTACGTTCTTATATATCCAGTCACCGAAGGCCTCAGTGATGTTACTGGCTATAAGCTTTTCTTTTTTAATCCCATCATAAATAGGGAATTGTGCAAAATTTATTCTCATACTTTATATTTAAATTATCCGCAATAAAACATAACCCAATAATTACCCATACACTTAATGAAGCCGGATGCAAAATCCAAATCAATATAAGACACCTCCTGTCCTCCGGGAGCAGGCAGGATCCGTCCTCCTGTCAATCTTACTCCGCCGCTCATACGTTTGAAGTATATAGTATGTCCCGGAACATCCGGAGGAAGTGTCACTTCTATATTACCCGTATTAATAAACATCACATTATCATCGTTGTTGTTCAATGAAGCTTTGACAGAGATATTCCTCCAGTTGCCAACTATGCCACGAAGAGAAACATAGCTGTCATTGTTCGGATGAAGGAAAATATTACCCCCCTCCACGAATAGAGGAATGCTCAGAGTCTTGATGTGCATTCCGATCATGGCATTTGGACTCTGTATGTCAATTCCAGCATCATACTTAATCCCTTCGATTGTGGTAAAGAACGTGTTTCCCCCGATTCTTACGTTTGCAAATGTCCTTTCGTTATAAAACTCAATTTGTCCGGCAGACAGGTTGAAACCAACATAAGTATCTGTTGTATCCTTATAAAGGATCTTTGAGGACAATACCCCCGAAATGATGGAGAACGGGCCGATACGTCCTTTATCCGCCGTGATTGTTCCTGTAATCTCTGCATTCTTACATTTGAAATACCCGGTTTCACCGTTGATAAGAAGAGTTTCACCTTTGTCGTTAAAAGACTTGAGAACCTTGTCTTTGAACATGAAGCCGGCTACATTCGCACCATCGGCAAACAGAGTGTCAGTAGCGATATTCACAAACTTCTGCATAGCTTCCCAGTTCGAATCCCCGTTGGCTGATGTGGGTGCAGCGGTAACGGAAGCGCCGTAATTCTTTACAAGGAAATTATAATAAACTCCCCCTATCAGATATATGACCTTATCCCGGTAATCCGCATTCCAGACATAAGTCTGTCCTGATGTGAATACACCTCTGTCACGGGGAAACGCCCCTGTTGCTCCGGTTGCTCCTATGGCGCCATCATTAGCAACACCCACCCCTTTTTCAGCGACAAAATTATTATTCCATGCGTTCGCGTCCGATGCGGATTTATAAGCCCGGACGGCAAACTGAGTGTATCCGGCTGTCGCAGGAACGGATATCTGATTGCTTAGGGTAGCACCTACGTGAGCCAGCCAGCTTCCGTTGTATTTGCGTGCAGCAAGATAGAACCTGTTCGTATCGCTCACATTACCGCCTACATTCTGTTTCATGGTAACGACAAACGCTGACGGTGACGGTGTGCCCGTACTGGTAAAGTTTATTGTGCTTACCGGGCTGTCAAGCCAGTACGAAGCGGACGGTTCGACACCGGAAGTCATTTCCTGCCAATCTGAGTTGACAGCCTTGTCCGATCTCTTCCCGGCAAGTATGTAACCGCCATCCTTCCTCCTTAAATAACGCCCACCTCTCACACGAAGAAGCGGAAGTGGCGGATTGGAAGTCTGAACCTTGCTTAAGTAAGATCCTCCGGCAAACGATACTGTACTGTTTTTCGCATACGGAGTGTTGGCGGACTCCCAATGACCGGCTGCTGTGATGCTCTCACCGTCAGCACCATCCTTTCCGTCAGAAAGCATGGGAACGGTTTCAACATCCACTATCTGGTCATTCACGTAAAAGATAAACTTCAATGTCTTCGTAAAGTTTCCGCTTGATATGGCTGTATTGTTGTTTATGGTAGTTTCTGTTCCACCGTCTATGCTGTATTTCAATGTACCGTCCGTTGTGGAGGATATCACGCCTCCCACTGACTTTTGCCTGTAACATGATACGGAAGACACGCTGTAGTTCCCATTCTTGTCCTTGCTTACAGAAGTGGCAGAAACGATTATACTGTATAGCACGGCATCTGAACCGTCCGCACCTCCACGGACCCCGGCTACAGTGAATGACAGATCACGGGAATACTGCTGCCCGTTCTTTGTAGCCCTGATTGTGATCTTCACCGTGTTTGTCGCAGCAAGAGTAGCTCCGGCAGATACCGATATTGTCACCACTCCCGTATTCTTGTCTGTCGCACACAGAAGATTTGTGTCAGGTGTACAGGTGATGCTGTCAAGCGTGAGCTTCTCCGTTCCATACCACATACTGACAGTTGTATTCCAAGTCTGTGAGGATACGACCTTTCCGTCTGAAGTAAGGGCTGCATTGACCATCTCGTTATCAAAGTCTGCCATGATGGCATTCTCCCCGTCCTTACTCCAGCGATGCACCACGGCAGGAGTGCTGAACTCTGACCATACACCGTTTTCCTTGAAACGCTTGCAACCCCATTCAATCTGATGATCAGCGTCCACTCCTACAAAATCATCCGTCCAGCCTTCAGGAATATAATCATCCTTCTGCTGGCTGTCCGGCTTGTCGGGAGGGTTGCCGATTATATTTCCTCTTGTGTATATATACTCATAATCTTTGCCGTCCTTACCGTCCGATATCATAAGCTGCCATCTGCCGTCCTGATAGATGTAGGTAGCACGGTCAGTTGTGTTACGGTATGAATCACCGTTTTTCGGATTGGAAGGAGCCGTGGCAAATTCACCAAGGAAGGTGATACTCTCACCTTTCAGTTCACGCCCATCCAACAACATTTCCCAGTCTTCGTTAACCTCCCAGTCGGCAGGTTTCCCAGCAAGATAATAACCACCGTCCTTCTTTCTTAAGAAATTGCCGCCTTTAACACGCAATATTCTGATGGGAGGATTGGAAGTTTCCACCTTGGATATAAAGACACAGTTGGCAAGAGTGACCATTGTATTGGCTTTGTACGGGGTTTTGGCGGATTCCCAATGACCGCCACCTATTACAGACAGACCCGGTTCACCTTTTTGCCCTTCCGCC